TTCTATCAAAATCTACACCTCGTCTTGCAAGATGTGTATCTATTTGTTCTTGTAAAAACGCTTCGTGTTCACCTAATCTTCTTTCAAAGGCACCACCAACTCTATCTAAACTTTCTGTAAATTGTCTAAACTCTCTTCTTGTTAAAGGTTGGTCTTCTGGTATAGGATCAGGCAAATTTCTTAATCTTTCTAATTCTGCTCTATCTGCTGCTGCTAATGCTTCTCTAATATCTCTTTCTCTTCTAAACTCTAATCTTTCTGCTGCTACTGCTGCTTGTTGTTCTTGTCTTAATTCTGCTCTTTCACGCCTTTCATCTTGTTCTCTTAATATTCTTTCTTCTTGTTCAGCGGTTCTTTCTGCTGCTCTTTGTGCTTCTAATTGTAATCTTTCTGCTCTTGCTTCTCTCGATTCACCGATTCTTTCTGCTCTTAATTCTGCTCGGTCTCGTCTTTCACTATCAATTAATCTATCGATTCTATCTCCAAAAGTTGCTCTTTCTAATCTATCACCTGCTAATATTCTTTCTCTTTCTGCCTCTGTTCTTGCTAAAAACTCACCTCTTTCTGCTCGTTGCTGTGCATTAATATCTTCTAAATATGCTTGTTGTTGACCTAATCTTCTTTCATAATTATCAACTGCTTCACCAAATAAATTACGCTCTGCTTGAAATTGTGCCTGTTGTTCTGCTCTAACACCTGCTAATTCTCTAAATAATTGTTGTTGTTGGTCTCTAACAGCATTAATTTTTCTACCTTCAATTGCTAATCTTAAATTTTCAATCTGTGTTCTATCTTGTCTTTCTAAATCTTGAAGTCTTAATCTTTCTCTTGTAATTGCTGGATCTTCTTGACCTTGAACTGGTTCACCTATAATTCTTGGTTCTTCTTCTGGTCTTTCTCGTCTTTCACCTCTCTCGAATCTTCTTTGTTCTCGAAGATTTCTTGCAGTTTCACCACGAAGATTTTTAGTTCTTTTAAAACCTTTTGCTCTCTTTTTTTGTTTTGAAACTAATAGACTTGTAGGTCCCAAAGTTTTCTGAAAATCTTGTATTCTTAATAATCTTAATCGAGTATCTTGGGGATCTTCTCGTCGATTTAATAATGACGATAATTCAGGTGTGATTCTAACAACATTACTTGCTCTTTGTTGTGCTAAATATTGTTTTTCTCTTTCCTTCCTTGAATCAAAATTTGTGGACATTATATTATAATGAGGATATTTTTTTCTTCGGTTTAATAATGGAAAATTATTTTATTTGCTATATTATAGAATGCCTTTTAAGTTTAATCAAAAGTTATGGGATATTGGACGAAAAATTGAAGATGATACTTTACCTTTAATTAATAAATATTATGGTTGTGATTTTAAGAGAAACGAGAATGATATTTTTGATATATTAGATTTTAAAGATGATGAAAAAAAGATAGTTGTAGAAATTAAAGGTAGAAGATGTTCATCGAGGCAGTATGAAGATACTATTATTACAGCATCAAAAATAACAGAAGGATTTATGAAAATAGATGAAGGATATAAAGTATATTTTGTATTTGTATTTACAGATAAAACTATGGAAATCGAATTAAAAGAAGATGCAGATTTCAAGGTAAAATTTACTGGAACTAATTGTATTAAGCATTATTGTATTCCTGTTTCTGATTTAACTGAAATTAAAGACGAAGATGTTGAAGACTATTAGTTAGAAAAAGTATATAAAAATCTAATAAATATTAATGAAATTACTTAATGGAGATTGTATTGATAAACTAAAAGATATAGAAGATGAAAGTATAAATTTAATATTCACATCACCGCCTTATTGGAAGGGTTTCGCTTATGAAAGTTATTTTAATAGTTATAAACAATATTTAGATTGGTGTGATATTTGGTTAAAAGAAATAAAAAACAAATTAGTTGATGATGGTTATTTTTTATTGAATATAGCGAATGATAGTGAAACAACAATAAAGGCATTCGAATTATTGAATATTGCATTAAAATATTGGAAATTATGCGATACTATTATTTGGTTTGTTTATAATAGACAACCAGCAAATACAAAAAGACAATTAACAAATCAACACGAATATATATTTCTATTAAGAAAACATAATAATAATATAAATATTCACAAAGAAAGAATTGTAGATAATGAGATATTCATAACAAAAAATATTGGTAATGTTTGGAAAATACCATTCAATAGATCGCAATATAGTTTAAAAAAAACTTGTGGTGGAAAAAAGAATTGGGGGCATAGTGGTTTTAATGATACATTATGTAATTTAGTTTTAGATTTATTTAGTGATGAAGGTGATATAGTATTAGATTGTTTTGCTGGTTTTTGTAATTTAGGTGTTTGTTGTAAAAATAAAAATAGAAAATTTATAGGTATTGAGAAAGATAAAGATATATTTGAAGTGGCGAAGAATAGATTAAAATAAAAATTCTTTTTATTAATTTATTATCTTTTATATATAAATAATATGGAAACAATACCAACACCAAGAGAATTACCTGAAAATATTGAAGAATGGTCTGATGAAATAGAAGAACTTTTAAGTGAATGGGGTGAAGTTGCTATGTGTTATGCTTATTTGCATAATTTCGGTCAAAGAAAATATAAGAAAAAATATCACCACTTACAAATACCTATAATTATTTTATCTACTTTAACAGGAACCGCAAATTTTGCGACGGATAGTTATGTTCCGACTGATTTTAAACAAGGATTTAGTGCTGGTGTTGGAAGTTTGAATATATTTTGTGGTATACTTGGAACTTTATTAAGTTTTTTAAGATATTCAGAAATATATGAAGGTCATCGAATCGCTGCTCTTGCTTGGAGTAAATTAAGTAGAAATATAGAAATAGAATTATCACTACAAGATAAAAAAAGAAAACCTTGTAGAGATTTTTTAAAAATTTGTAGAAGTGAATATGATAATTTATTAGAATCTTCACCAAATATTGATTTAGATATAATTAATGATTTTAATAAAAAGTTTAATGATAAATATCCTAATGTTAGAAAACCTGTTATTTGTAATGGTTTGAAAAGTATAGAACCTTATAAATTAGTTAAAGATATACCTAAAAAAAAAGAATCAGTTTCTATAACTATTTCTGAACCTGAACCAGAAATTAATCAATCTGAAAATCCATAGTTATATTTGGACTTGTTATTTCTAATTGATTAAAGTTTTTATGAATCATCTTATTTTCTGGTAAAGTAGTATCGATATACATAAAATTATGTTTTTTATCATAAATATATCTTAAAGCATCATAATATTCTTTTTTTGGTATTAGTATTACCTCCTCAAAAATACTATCAGTTTCTTTCTTTTGTCTATTACAATAAAAAACCAATTGTGATGCCGTCTTTCTCAACTTGGGATCAATCTTATTGTATGTTTGACTTGTCGCTATAATTGAAACAGATCCTCCTGCTCCTGCAAGATGTCTGCGATTAAAGAATATTTTTTGTAGTAAATTTTCGATTGCTCCTTTACCACTACCCCTAATATCTGCTATAACATCATCAAAAATAAATAATACTTTTTCACCACTATCTTTAACTTCTTCTAATACTTGTGAAATATTATCTAATGTTGCCTCTGTGAACTTTTGATCATCAGGAATCATCTCAAAGGGATCACCCTCCATAGTTATTAAAGATGGACTCCATACATACACCTTATCGAACTTACGATTGAATGCTTTACCAGATTTGCACACGAGGGATAATATTAAAGATGTCTTACCCATACCTGGTTTTCCAATAATTAACATAGCAAACCCTCCTTTTTGTGGTAGTGGTGCTGGTATACTATCATCAACATCATCACAACTAAACTTTTGACCTGTTATTGTTATTTTTTTTTCATACTCTTTTTCTTTAATAGTAGTCATTATATAATATTATACAATATAAATTTATACAAATCCAAACTTTAATTGTTGTTTAGGTTGAACCCTCCTTTGTGGAGTGGGTTTTGGAATTGTTTGAAGTTCTTTATAAGATTCAGGTTCAACTGGTGGAGATTTTGGTTGTATATATACTTCTTCCTCTTCTGATGATGATTCAGATTCACTCGATGAAGGTGTTGGCGGTCTTTTACTTCTCTTTTTTTTCTTGAGTTT